GCATTTCAGCTCCCTGAAAGAAGCGTGACGGATGAAGCTGGCTTCGTCAAGAATCGCGCTCGACTTTCGGCGTGTCTTCCGGCGATTTTGGCTTGTCTTTGAGTCCATTCGATGCCAAGACTGAGCCAAGAGCTCCAGTCAAGAAGATGGTGAGCGTTGAAAGAAGCTCGATGAATGCTCTGTCATTCGGAGCTTGATCGCCTAGTGGCTGAGTCACGAAGATCAGCGCGTACAGCATTCCGAAGACTGAGAAGCAGAATGTGGCAGCTAGCACGACTCCGATGAATACGATGAGTCGAGCTTTAAGCTGCTCATTTGTGTAGCGTCGAGAGTGTTTCACGCGGATCGAATCCGAAGATGTCTGTCGTGCATATACCTTGCGCCTTGCACTGTGGCGGATTGCATTGTGGAGCATCCCAGTTTTCGAAGAGTTGGCAGTCATATCTCGTCCATCCTTGGTAAGCGCACGACGACAGCGAAAGGACTAGCCCCATTCCAATCGCTGCCGCCAGTGCTTTTCGGATCACTTTCCCTTGGTGATTCCGAACGATGCGTCTGATGGATTTAAGAATCGAAGAATTACCGGCAAGACGGCCGCAAGACCAGCCATGCCAATCGTCTTCGGATCTGTTACTCCGGCCATATAGACCGCGAGTGATGCGGCTAAGAATGAGCGAAGCCATGATGCTGCGAGAGCTTGGATTTGTTTCATTTCTTTTTGTTACCTTTCTTGGGAGCTTCATCTGGAATCTCCACAGCTGGCAATTCTCCCGAGTAGGCGACAAGCTTCGGACGACCGAAGCCGATGATTTCTTTTCCTATGTTGCGACGTTTAATCATGACCATTCCGCCATTCCGTTGATCTCCAGTCCCGGACGTGTTGCCTTCGATGCAGATTACTGAATTGATTCCGGCTTTTACGACGATGCCAATGTGGGAAATTCGATCGATGCCGTCATGTGGGAAATCCATAAAGCAAAAATCACCGACTTGCGGCTTGTCCGTAATCCAGCGTCCAAGATCTTTCATCTTATTAGCTCCGGCAGCTGTTGAGACCATTGATGGAATCTTGACTCCAGCTTGATCTGCGCACCAATTGACGAATGATCCGCACCACGGCAAGCCGTCGGCCTTCATGAATTTTCCGTATTTCGTCAGATTGTCGCCTTCTTCAATCGTGCCGACTTCTGCTAGTGCCACTTCGACAAGTCGAGCAGCTGTGCCAGTTGGATACGTCATCCGAGAATTGTTTTCAATTCATCTTCAGTCAAGCCAAGACGGCTAAGCACGGCGGCTTTTTCGGCAGCCTTTTGCGCAGCTATCGCGTTGCGTTCAATCTGCGCAGCTTCTTCCGCTGCTCTAATTTTTTCAAGTTCTTTGATTTCTTTATCTGTTAAAGGAATCTCGACGATTTCATCGGTTGCCACGTTGTGTTCGATTTTGAATTCGGCCATTTTTTATCCTCCGTAGACTGTGTAGGTGCCAGTACCGTTGAATGTGTATCCGGCACTGATGAGAAGTGATGTGACTTGCGCAGCTGATCTGAAAATTCCGTCATTATAGCCAATCATCGCATTGCTGGCATCGTCCACGTATGCGCTTGCGACTTGAAATGTCGTAAATCCAGCGGCTTTGCAATTTGTCAATGTAATAATATAATAATTTGCATTGTTTCCATTTGATTGATTGCCACCTTGATTCGGTGCAATGTAAGTTCCAGTGTCACCATAAAATCTAGTAATCGTTCCGCTTGCATAAGCGCGTCCGCCTGCATAACTGTAGACGGATGTTGATGTTGAATTCGGTTGCACTTGAAGAAAGAATGCACCTGTGCCCCATGTGACGCCCTTGATGTGCAATTGAATTGTGTCAGCGTTTAATCCTGTGATATTGACCGATGTTCCAGAGTTAATGTTTCCAGTCGCAAGTTGTGAAAGAGTTAAAGTGCCCGATGGTGTTGCCCACGATGGCACACCGGCGGCAACTGTCAAGACTTGTCCACTTGATCCAATACCAAGGCGAGCCTTTGCTGTGCTGGATGTGTAGTAATCGACGTCACCGGCTGTCGTTCCCGGAGACAACGCTTTCACGGTTGTATCTACTGATGATCCGAGTGTGCGAATTGCGGACGCACCATCTTTGACAAGTGCCGTATTGTCCGGCGTTGTCCATCCGTAGTTGGTCGTCGTTGCCATGCTTTCTCCTTTTGCTTAGGCGACTATTGTCGCATTTTCCCAGTCTAAAGTTGCGTTAATTGTGTTCCATGTCTCCGTGATTGGCACGTCGCTCCACTTCATCGCTTGCAAGCTGTAAGCCACCGGCGACAAGTTAATTGTCAGTGAGAGTCGATTGTATGAAGTCGAGAATGTCCAGCCTTCGACGAATCCTTGGAATGTGCCGCCAATCATGTTCACCGGCAAGTCAGTGATGTCCACCGGTAATCCCATGAAAATTGAAAGCAAGTCGTCGCGATCCACATCTGAGAGTTCTGGATTTGTCAGCTCATAGCTGAGAGTCTTAAAAATGTCGGATGGATAAGCTCTAAGAGCTAGATAAAAATTAGCTTGACTGAGAGCGTCTGCCGAATTGTGCAAAGTCGTCGTGACGATATATCCCTGCTGTCCATAAGTGGCGATGGATGTGGCGTCGCTGGCAGATTGCTCCGATGAAGATGTCGCGTCATATTTGACGGTGACTGAGTTGCGAAGATCTCCGGTACGACGTGCAACCGAGATTCCATTGGCCAGCGCGTCATTGGCTGATAGTTCGCTGTATCCGTTAGCTGCAAGATATTGACTGCGATGTGTGCTGTCTGCATAGCAGATTCGACCTTGGCCATCTTCGTATAGATAACCGAGTCCAGATGTGGCAAGACCGGAGACGATATTGAGAGCTGTATTGCGTGATGATGAGCGAGCTGCAAGCTCGTAGTCTCCTGGTCGATCTATCTCACCAAGTCCAGAATTCTCTGCGTCATCCCATGTCGTCGTTGGATCATAAGTCGCCCACGTCAAAGCTGCCGGCACTTCATCCCATGTATTAAAAAGTAACGGCGATAAAATATCCCATATCTGGTCGCCATCGAATTCTTTTGGCAAGACACCATCGACCAGAATCTTGGCAAGCTTGGCAAGTGCTCCCATGGCGATGATTTTGATTGACTGCGTAATCATCACGGATCCGGCACTCTTGACCGTCTGTGAAATGTCTGTGACAAAGCCGCCAAAGATTGGCACGAATGTGCCAGTGGAGTCTTTGACTTGAATTGCTATCTGGTCATTTAGATCCGCTGCAATAGTCACATTCTCGTCGAGATTGATAATCTCTACTGAGCAGTAGCCGGCAGCTGGCTGGACGTAGAAGTCAGTACGTCCGGACGTAATTGAAAGATTCGCCAGTGTTATGTCTGTGTAATCGCTGCCGCCGATTGTGACCGACCAGACCGGAGACCAATTTGTCATCGGTCGTACGCGCCCACTGTGGAGCTAATACCGCCGCGAGCGAGTGAGTCTTGGAATACTTGTTCGACTGCTCTGGCTGCGCCCTCTGGATCGCCTACCACGCCCATATTGATTGTCACCATTGTCGCAGCTTCTCCACGACGGAATGAACCGACGTCGAATGTGCCGACTGACTCTTTTGCTGTCAAAGCGTTAGCTTGATTCTCCAAGACTCTGAATTCTTTTGTCAGAGCATTTAACTGCGCGGCTCCTGCGCTCTTACTGATGCCGCCGGTACTGACTAGAAATTGCAGCTCTGTGAATTCGTCTGAAATGTCTGTGAGTCGCTTGGCAAGATTGACCAAACTTGTCGCGCCGGTTGGTGTCGAGACTCCGCCGCCGCCAGTTCCACCGGCACCACCGGCACCGAATCCACCACCACCAGTTCCACCAGTTCGACCAGATGATCCCAGAATTGTGCCAGTGCTCATCTGATAATTGCCAAGAGCTCCGGTTTCAGTAGATCCACCACCATCGCCGCCGGCTTTATTTAAAAAGATGCCAGCTGCCGCGAATAGACCAATTGCACCGGCGATACCGGCCGCAGCTGCTCCAAGTGAGACTCCGCCAGTTGCCGCAGCTGTTGCCACTGCCGCTCCGGCTGCCGCTGTTCGCCAAGCAATAAAGGCCGAGACCAATCCTGAAATGACTGTGATGAATCCTGCAATTTTGGACGCGACAAAGACGCCGGCGATGACTGTGCCGATGACCATCAATTCTTCTTTGAGATCGACAATTGTCGAAATAATATTTCTAACTTTTTCGCCCCATGCAAAGAGATTTTTCTGTGATTCGTTCAAGCTAGCTTTTAAGCCATTGTTACCAGTCAAGCCAGCGATGAATCCATCGAGTGCCGGAATGAGAGTCTCCAGCACGAAAGTCGCAAGCTTCTCGGCGACCGGTAGCAGAGCCGCTCCGATAGCTTCTTTCGATTCTTCGATTGCAATTGACATCGATCTGAATCGAGCTTCGGCTGTCTTAGCTTGATTCTCTGAAAAATTTCCGTATGTAGCTGTAAGATCTTTGACGATTTGATCATTGGATGCAGTCTTCAGATAATTCTCATCGAGACCAAGACCAAGCTTCTTCAAAGCTGTATTTGAACCTTCATTGGCTTTTGCGAGAGCGTTGGTCGTAGTTTCGAGTGACTTGCCACTTGCGGCACTTAAGTCAAGCGCAAGCGATAAGAGATCCTGCGCCTCTTGGACGTCTCCGGTACTTCTCGCCAATCGAGCCAGAGCCGGACGAATCTCGTCATCGGTAACGGCGGCGGCGATGGAAGTCTTGGTCACATATTGATCGATGCTTGCTATCTGTTGAGCTGTTGCATCGGTGGTCGCTTTGATTGTATCTGTAAGCTTCTTTTGTGCAGCTTCATCCTGAGCCGCTGCTTTAACGGCTGAGACGGCGAATGCTGTGACGGCTGCTCCGGCGACTGCGAATGCGAGAGCTGCTTTCTTTCCAAAGTCTGCAGCGCGATCGCCAAAGCTTTGGACTTCAGACGTCGCGCTTTTGACTCCCTTTTTTAATTCATCGAGATCCGCGTCGAACGTGATTTTGACTTTTGGAATTCCAGCCATTACGCGAGCCCCACTCTCTTGACGACGTCTTGAATGAGCTGGATGTATTCTTTCGCAACTATTGGTGTGTAGTAATCGACCGCCGGATTGATCCAGTAGCCGCCCTTCTTTGGAGCAGCTTTGAATCGATTGGTATATTTACGACCGAGCGAATCTTCACCGGCGTGACCGCCGAATTCTGTGCCCCATAGAAGAGCTCCGGCAGAAGCTTGATTCTGACGGACTCTTGTCTTTCCATTCTTTGAAGTCTCGCCGCCGTACTTGCGACCGACTTTCTTTGATCCACCGACATCGACGCGAATGAGACGATCGCGTGGAGTTGAAATTGATTGTGCG